CAGGTTCTCGAGGATCGAGATAAGTTCGCAGACGCACAGGTAGGCAGCCATCAGTCGGTGCGGAATGATCCACAGATTCGGGACAAGTTTGTCGATCAGAAAGGCCAGCAGTATCGCGGCCATGTAGCCGATCAACTTGCCTACGCTCTTGCGCATTCGGCGCGACGATCGAGGTGCGTGCCGGTTCTGACTGGCAAGGATGCCGAAGACGAGATCGGCGAGCCAAAACAGGAACACAATGGCGATTACCTCCTTGCATGGTGCGAAATAGGCTGCGGCAACAAGGGCCGACTTGATCGCATACTGACCGAGATACTGCATAACTCCTTCCATGACTACTTACCCGAATAGATGGCACCGATGTACTTGTTGCGCAACGGCAGGGCCGTGAAACGCTGCTGATAGCCGAGAATGTCGCCGCGCGCTTCGGGGTCTTTCTCCCGGTGGAAGACATCGGTGTCACCCGTGGCCCGCATCACTTCGGTCTTGATCCAGGCGATCGAGGCCATCGCACTGTTCTCGCCTTTGGCCGAGCCGAACGCCTGCTTCTTGCCCGTGGTGGTGTCGAACAGCGGCAGGTGCGGATAGGTGTAGACCTGGAAATTCCCGATTTTGCCGTCTTTCATGCACTCCTTGTAGAGTTTGCGGTTTTCGGCTTTCAGGTCGGCCTTGTGTTCGGTCGTGAGCGCCAGGCGCAACTGCGACAGATCGACTTCGAGGGCTTCAAACTTCGCCTCAAGCAGATCGAGGTCGTCGAACGTCAGGCGACGGCGACCGTTGACCAGTTCGCCAGTCGTCACCAGGACAGGGGTAAACTCACCGTCCTGGAGCGGGCACCAGTTGTACGCAGCCAGGGCGCGGCGGCGACGCAGGAGCGCATTCGAGTGGCCGCGAACTACGCTCTTCATTTTGTCGTAAGACATTTCCATCTGCTCGACGTTGCGCACGACGGTGTTCTTCGTGTCGAGCGTGTGCAGCATGATGTCCTTCGGCACGTCCTCGCGGGCCACGATGCCGACCGGATAGGTGTCGTTGTCGATGAACACTTCCGGCTCGACCCCGGCTTCGGCCAGGTGCAGGGTGTTGTACTCCACGAGGGCGCTCAGGTCTTCCGATTCGTTCAGGAAGTCGTCCTGCTGGATGGGCTGCTCTTTAATGATGTCAGTCCATACTTCTTTGTTGATAGGCATATTGTTCTGAATTTGTGATTAGTTGCGTACTTTCTTGATCGCCTCGAACGCTTCGGGGTTCTCGGCCTTGATCTTCGCCAGTCCTGCGGGATCGTCTTTCAGCCAGTGCAGATACGTCCAGCCCTGGCGGTCGGCGGGGATCAGCGCATCGCCGATCTTGGTGACGGATGCTGCCAGGGAGACCTTTGCGGGGATTGCGCGCAGCGTCTTCTCCGCCAGGCTGTAATCCTGCAAGGCGAGTTTCACGTAGTCCTCGCGGACATCGGCCCCGATGCGGCCCTCGGTGATGGCAAGGGCGACCATGTCCTCGGCCCGTTTCTTTTTGACCGCGTCGATCTCTTTCTGCAACGCTTCGGCCCGGTCGTTGGCCGCCGCATAGTTGGCCTGAAGCGTTACGATAGCCTGGCTGATGGCTTCTGCATCCGCGTCCTGATTGATGCCGAGAGCCACGTATGCCCCGGCGGTAAGGGTGGTTTTTTCCATTGTTTTGATATTAGATTTTTGGCCCTGCGTGCTTTCTGCGCAGAGTTTCACGATGTTGTCGACATGCAGGCGCACGTCGTTGTCCTCGACCAGGTGTCCGTCACCCGTGTAGATTTTGAGCGTTACCGCCCCGGCGTTCGACGGTACGGAGGTCGTCGATCCCTCGAACAATTCCCACTCCGTGACATAGAGGTCTTCACCGCCTGCCGGGTTCGTGCGATACTCGGCCCGCAGGATGATGATACCGGGCGATGCGCCGCGCAGAAAACCCCGCTCCACCTGCCCCTTGCGTTCGGCACCCAGGGTCACACCCTCGTCGAAGACGGGATCGGCCACAAGCAGCGGCCCCTCGGCATGCAGGTTATCCCACCTGCCGATCAGGCGGTCGAGATTGTGGTTGTCGAGCATAACGGGATACTCCTGGAAGCGATCGAAGTGACCGCCGCCGTTGAGCAGGAAGAACCCGTGCGAGTTCTTTTTCGTTTCGTCGTTAAAAATGAATTTCGGTAAAGACATGCGCCTTGTTTTTGCTGCAAACATAGACGCTAAAAACAACTGCAACAAAAAGAGTTTCAAGGTATTAAACTATTTTTCGCATTTGTGTTTCGATATGCCATCTTTGCAGCAAAAAATAGCGTATGACCACCCCTAAACCCCCGAAGCACAAATTATACACGGCAGCTTACAACTGTTTTGTAGAGCAGGGAATGACCTGTGCAGGCATCGCCGACATGCTCGGCATCCGCGAGGCGACGCTGTCCGAATGGCGGCGTGCTATGAAGTGGGACGAGAAGCGCAAAGCGATGCTCGCGGCTCCCGGCAAAATCCGCGAACTGCTCCTGAACGAAATGCAGAACGTTGCCGACGGTAACCCTGCGCGTATCGACACGGACGGCCTGTCGAAGATCGCCAAGGCACTGCAATACTTCGACGGCAAGGTGCCCCTGACGGTGGTGATCACCGTGCTGAAAGAGGTCGACAACTTCATCGCCGAGGTTGCCCCGCAGGAGATCGCCAGACAAACCGATCTACACCGCATGTTCATTGCACACCGGGCGCAAGTCGATTCTTTAAAGTAGCGCCATATGGCAGAGATCGACAAGAAATTTCAGAAACTTCTCGATAACTACGAGGAGCATTGCCGACGCATCGCAAAAGCCTCGGTCGTCGACATTCACGAGCCGTTGGCGGACAAGATCGCCCGCATAAAATGGCTCGAGGAGGATTATGTCCGTTGGTTCGAGTACTATTTTCCGAACTATGCGAAAGTGCCCTGCGCCTGGTTTCACCGCGAAGGTGCGCAGCAGATCATCAACAACGACGTGATCATGGCCTTGTGGGAGATTTACCGCTCCGGTGCGAAGTCCGTACACGTCGACATGGGAATCCCGCTTTACCTGATGTTCACCGGGCGACTGCATTATATGCTGCTGATCGGTGAAACAGAGGACAAGGCGCACAAACTGCTTTCCGCCTGCCAGGCGCAACTCGTATTCAATAAGCGGCTGATCAACGACTACGGATGTCGCTACAAGCAGGGCGACTGGTCGTCGGGCGAGTTCCTGACATCCGACGGCGTGCGCTTTACGGCCCTGGGCTTCGGACAAGACCCGCGCGGAGTGCGTGAAGAAGAACAACGTCCCGACTACATTGCCGTGGACGATGTCGACACCCGCCGCCATGTCAATAACGACCGTATGATGCGCGAAGCGGTCGAATGGATTTTTGAAGACCTGATGGGCTGCTTCGACGAGGCCGACGGATCGACCCGCCGCTTCGTATATGCGAACAATAACTTCCATAAAAACAGTATCACAAACCGCCTGAAAAAACAGTTTAAAATCCTGGCGGAGAAATCACGTCAGGAGGGCGAGAAACCGATACACCGGGTGTTGACCGTGTCCGCCGTGAAAGACCTGACGACATTCGAGCCGAACTGGCCCGAGAAAACCTCGGCAGAATACTGGCGCAAGAAATTCCGCAGCATCCCTTCGCGGTCGTTCATGCGCGAATACATGCACATCCATGTCGAGGACGGCAAGGTCTTCAAAACCGAGGACATGCAGTGGAAGAAGATGCTGCCGCTGAACGAGTACGATGCCTTGGTGTTTTACGGCGACCTTTCCTATAAGTCACAGGCTTGCCACAAGGGTATGATCCTGATCGGTAAGACGGGCCGCGAGTTCCACATCATTTACTGCTTCCTGCGACAGCAGTCCCGCACCGTCCTGGCGAAGTGGCTCTATGATCTGTACGAAAACACCGAACTGCGCAACTGCCGCAAAGTCCGCTACTGGATCGAAGGCCTGTTTGCGATGGACGAGTTTGTAAACGACTTCGACAGCGAGGGCGATGCGCGCGGCTACTACATCCCTGTCAAGGCGGACAAACGGCCCAAGGGCGATAAGTACGATCGTATCGAAGCGACACAGTCCTATTTCGAGCGGCGTAACGTGTGGCTCAACATTGAAGAGCGCGACAGTCCGGATTTTCAGGAACTCGTCGATCAGTACCTCGCGTTCGAGAAAGGCGGCGGCGCTGCCGTCGATGGCCCCGATGCCGCCGAGGGGGCATTATCGAAACTCAATACCGTGTTCCGACAGGCAAAGGGCACCTATCGCGTGGGACACAGGGCAAACCGCAAATACTAATCAACACTACAAATATGCGTCAAATCAAGTACATCGTGCTGCATTGCAGCGCAACCAAAGAAGGGGTGCCGTTCGGCATCGAAGACATCGACCGCTGGCACCGTCAGCGCGGATTCCGCAAGGTCGGCTACCACTACGTGATCGAGATCGACGGCGAAATCCGCAAGGGCCGCGACATCGCCGAGATCGGGGCGCACGTCCAGGGCAGCAATGCCAACAGCATCGGCATCTGCTATATCGGGGGACTGGATGCCGACGGCAACCCCAAAGACACCCGCACCGAGGAACAGAAGGCATCGCTGTTCTACCTGTTGCAGCAACTTCGGGAGCAGTTCCCCGATGCCATGATCTGCGGGCACCGCGATTTCTCGCCCGACCTGAACGGCGACGGGATCATCGAGCCGTGGGAGTGGATGAAAGCCTGCCCTTGCTTCGATGCGATCGGCGAATATCAAAACCTGTAAGCCATGTTTATCGAGAAAGAGGACTTGTACACGGCGATCTGCGAGTATCAACTGCAAAGCATCACCACGAGCGCCGTCACGATCCGCATGGCGATCCTGGCGGCTATCGACGAAGCAAAGAGTTACCTGAATGCCAAGTATGATTGCGAAGCGATCTTCTCCGCAAAAGGTGACGACCGCCATGCAACGCTGCTCGAACACTGCAAGAACATCGCGGTATGGAACCTTTGCCGTCGGGCAAATACCGATCTGATCTTCGAGCAGGTCAGCGAATACCGCAGGGCCGCGATCGACTGGCTCGAGAAAGTCGCGGGACTGAAAGGCACCGACAAGCCC